AGAGATTCATTAATTCCATCTACTACTCTCCAAAACTGTACATCAACTTTTACATTCTTACCTTTATTAACTGTCTTTGCTTCTCTTTTTATTGAGTATTGTATTCCATCTACTTCAAAATCCAATTGACAATAGAAATCATTTTTTCTATTATTCATAACATGAGATGCTTTGAAAGCCCTACTACACTTATCAAATAAACAAAAAGATATTGCATCAAATAGAGATGATTTACCACTTGCATTTGGTGCAAACAATCCCATCAAACCATTTAATTTAGTAAAGTCAATTTTATTATTTTCTCCATAGGAAAACATATTTGAAAATTCAAATCTTATTGGTTTCCATTTTACATTTCTTGCAATATCATCCAATACAATTCTACTATTTATATCTCTATTTATAGTTTCCAATTGTGCCAAATCATCATTAGTAACAAATGGCATCATTCTACTTACATAATCTTGTATTAATGAGTTTTGATGGTTGACATCTGTAATATCTTCAAATTCTAATTTGTTCTGTCTATTTCCTGTTTTTAATTTAGAAAGTGAATCGGTTCTTATGAGGGTACAATCATCAATACCATATCGCATTTTTATTTCAGTTAAAACTTTCTTTGTATCTGCAGTATCAGTATTAGATAAACGAACTCTCAAACGAGCATACTTTGGCATATTATTTACAATAGGAACTACACCATTATCAACATCCAATGTATAATATCCCCAATCGTTTGGTAAATCAATTTCTTCATAAGATAGTGTATCTAAATCCCAAACAATAAAACCATGCTTATCCAATGTTTCACCAAAGTTTTGTTGAATCAATGAACCAGCATATACCACTTTACATCCTTTCGGACTAATCATTTCTTGTCTCTTATGAATATCTCCCAATAGAGCTAAATCGTATCCATCAAATATATCGGTTGTAAAATGTCTGCTACTTACAACATAACCAACATCCGTTTGAGAATTATCAACTGGTCCATGAAATAGTGCAATTTTTCTTTTAGCATCTTGCAATTGCCAATTATCTGCCAAAGGCCAATTATCTTTATTATCAAAGATACTAAATACTGAAAATGCAACATCTCTATAATTCCAAACTTGTGTATCTCTTAAATAGTAAAAGTTATCCAAATTTAATGCCTGAACGATTGGAGTCAATACGTCAACCCTATCTGAATTGTTCATATTACAATCGTGGTTTCCGGCAATAAGAATTGTAGGACATAATTTTGAACATTCTCTGAATAACCAAACTATTTCTTGAATTAATTCAGGAGACATTTCTAATTTAGCATGTGCAATATCACCTGCCAAATAAATGATTGAATCCTCCGTTCCTCTTTTACGGATTTCATCAAACATTTTTATAAACACTTCTCTATACTCTTTGTGTCTTTTAACATTACGAATATGTACGTCCGCAATATGGTAAATCTTTTTTAGATTACTCATAAACTATTTATTTTATTTAATAACAATTCTTCCGAAGTAAACTCTTTTGTTTTTGTTAGTTCTTCGTAGAATTTTGTATAACCAATTTCAGATGCATCTTTATCTTTCAAATACATCATCTTTACATTTATTCCATTCTTTCTAAAATACTCCGCTGCTTTCATTGCTTCGTTTATTGCATCGTTATCTAATGAAATGATTATATTATTTACACCACTCATAAAGATTTTTTCAACCAATTGTTTGGATGGAAATTTTCCTAAAAGTGGAATTGCATTTCTTTTTATTGTTATCGCATCAAACACACCTTCGCATAATATAATTGGTTGTTTCCAATTAACTTGCGATTCAAAGCAAATAATATTTTTACTTATAGGAGGATTTTTATATTTCATCTTTTCATCCTGATAATAAGAACGAGAAACAAAATAATTTAATAATCCATTTGAATCATATGATGGTATAATTACTCTCCTTGCATATAACCCATCTACAGAATATCCTATGTTATATTTTACAATTTCCTTTTGGGTTATCCCTCTTTGTGTTAAGTAGTTTATTGCCTGTTTATATTCTGGATTAAACCCCTTTGGTGGTTCATTTAAGGACTTAAATTCTTTTGGTAAGGAAATATATACTTTTGTTTCTAAATCGTCCTGTTGGGGATTATAATTGCTATCTCCGTATATTTCACGAATGATTGATATGGTATTTTTATCAACATCAAGCTTACGAAGTAAGGATGTTAATTTCTTACCACCACTATTACAAGTCCAACAATGCCACTTTTGTGTTTCCGTATTAACTTGTAGTTTTTGTTTATGGTGATTACAGAATGGGCAGTAGAACGCCAACTCATTTCCTCTCAATGTAGAATGACTACCCAAAGTATTGGATAGTATAGAAGTAACTTTATTTTTATCATTTAGACTTAACACAAGTCAAATATACAAAAATAATTTGAAATTATGAAATTTTATTAATTAAACCAATCATCGGGTATAACCTTATCGGCATACTTAAATCCATTCTTCTCACACCAATCGGCATAAGTTGTTTTTGATTTCTTATTGATTTTATTCTTTGAATTTGTAAAAACAAAACGAATATCCAAATTAGGATGCTGTTGTTTTATTAGTAAGTGCTTTTTCCTGTCTGCAAGTAAAAATCTACCTTTGGTTTCTACAAAGATTCCATTCGGTAACTTAAAATCAGGATGGTAAGTATGTTGAGAAGCAGGTACAACATAATCCACAGTTTCGGATTCATATTGTACCTGTACTCCTTTACTAATAATTTGCGTTGATATATTTTCTTCAAGACCTGATCTAAAACCATGCTTCTTTCCTACCCATTTGGAGGATTTTTTAGATGTAACCTTTTTTGACATTTATTATCTAGGGTTTGAAGCACCATAAAGTTTTGCATCAGACCATCCGTTTGGTAAGAAAGTGGTTCCAGCACCAATTGCTGCACCTTGAAATCCGTATCTATTTCCTGGAGAAATAACGGATGCTCCTTCTGCTGCACTGATACCCGCATCATCTGCATTTTTACCACCATTGATATTATTACCAGCAGAATATGGAGTTTGGTCTCCACTTGAAAAACCAACACCAGGTGTTCCTTTTGTACCAAATTTTTTAGCATCTACAATTGTTGCAGCAGGTCCACCTAAGTTTGATGCTACATCTTTTTTTGTTTCGTATAATTCTAACATTGTTGCCATAATAGTTCTATTTTTTATATAAATATAAAATTTTTAGATTAAGTATCAAATCTGATTATAAAATTCATATCAATGTTTGGTAATGATTTAATTGGTTGCGGTAATTTAGCTACTGCCACCAATTCACAATTATCATCATATAATCCTATACTTGTTATAAATGGTGTCAAAAATGAACCTGTAATATCAACTGATGATGATGCTTCTATTTGTTCAAAACCAGCATATGATGAAGTATTAACATTTGATTGATATCTATAATCTATTGTCTGTCCAAATTCATTTTTACCTAATTTTCTTATATATTTAACACCTGGATTGGATTGAACCTTTATTGTGTATGGTTTAAAGTTTGGATTCATACCATCCGATGTTGTCCAATCAGTTTCCACTTTTCCAACTTCAACAAAAGAAGTAGGATTTGTTGATACATTGAATTCATCTTTACTTACAACAACCAAATATTCATGTTCATAAATAGTTTCAGTTGATTTATAATTTAATTGCCAATTTGAAATTAAAAAAGTTGATAAGTTTCTTGTAAATACTATTAAACCTTGTTCATAAAAAACATTTCCAAATTTAAGTGCAGAACCTATTGATGCAATAAATGGTGCAGATAATAAGGTTATTTCTTGTGTATTTGAATCCAAACTAACAAATCCCATTTCATATTCAGTACCATCGTATTCCAATCTAAGAATTCCTTCTTCTAAATCTATTGTATATGTATCTATGCTTGAACTATAAACATTTGATTCATTATCAACAAACACCATTTCACCTGGTGTTTCCAAATCGGTCAAAGGTAGTAAAATATCTACACCACCATCTCTTATGATATTCCCGTATCCATCATCTCTATAAGATAATTCATTTTCAACAAATAAAAAAGTATATTTTTTAATTGCCTCACCTACATATGATTGTGGTATTGATATAACTTTTGCAGAACCACTCAAATATCTATCCCAGTTCTGAAATTGTTCTATATATTCGTTTGTTTTATATCCAAATCTTGTAAATGGATTATCAGCACTATCTTTATAAAATTGTGCTCTTAATTGTCCATATAAAGATGTCTTTTTGAAAGATAGATTGTTACCGGATGTATCTGATGTAGAGTATGGACCTAAATCAGCCGCTTCCAATACATCCAATTCCGTAGATGTATCATTAAATTGCCATTCTTTATAAACTTTAAATGGCCTTACACTTATATCCGATCTGGGTATTTTTTTTAACATACAAATATAAATATCTTATTAAAAGAAAACCCAACTTTTTAAGGTTGGGTTCGGTCTATGAATACCTATTCATAGAGGGGTTAGTTATTCTCTTAGAAATCAAGTTTAACCTTAATCAAAATTTCTTTATCAAAGGTTTTTTCTATTGGTTTACTTATTTTTGCTACTGCTAATAATTCATTTGCATCATCATACAAACCAACCGAAGTAACATAAACATGTGGGTCGGTTTCAAACAATACTTGAGAGAATTGACCTGTAGATCCTGTTACAAATGTTGGATTATTTGAATAATTAAATTCTCTATTGTTTACTCTTACAAAGAAATGTGATGTTGATACATTCTCAGTTCTTCTTGCTTGGAATGATGCTCCACCCTTTAATGATAAATATAGATTTTCTATGTTTGTTTTGTTTGAATATGTAGCTGCAACCGAAGCACTTGCAAATGTTGTTCCTACGGAAGAACTAATTGCAGCTGGGTTAAGTAAGAACACACCCAAATCAGGATAAAATAATCCATATCCTTGCTTTGTATATCCATCAACATATTGTGCGATTGTTCCTTCATTTGAAGTTCCTATATTCAATGCACCACTTACTAAATTAAAAATTCTACCACTTGCACCAATTGCATTGGTTTGACCAGAATCATCAATTAGTGTTATTGTTCCTCTTGAACCTGATAATGTTATTTCTATATTACCTGGATCCAATTTTTCTCTACTTCTTGCTCTATTTACTGCTAATGCGTAGAAATGGTCTAAGTTATAACCATTACTTACTAATCCAGAACTACCACTTGCATATACTGTAAAAAATGTATCAGTAGGGCCTAAAAGTACATTTCTAAATTGTCCGTATATAGCTTTTGTTTGTAGTAAAGAATCATCACTTTGTCCTAATGTTGGAACTGCTCCACCACTAATGTGTCCGTAAGCTATGGAAAATTGAACCTCTGCTGCTTCCGATGCCGCTGGATCTAAATTGTAAACATCCAAATAGTATTTACCACTATCACTTGCTTTTTGAACCGATGATGTGTACATCAAATCCAATGAACCGGTATCACCACTCCAAATACCAGATGTTACAACTTCTGTTCTATTTACAATTTTATCAATATCATTAAATCTTTTGTAGATACCTGTTACAGTTGTATTTGTATTAGTTCCTACTGCTTCCTCTGTTGCTAAGAATTGATTAAGTATATTTACAACTTCATTCGTATCAATAGGCGTTCCCGCCGTATTAGCTACGTTTGATAAATACTTTGATAAGTTTCCTGCTAAAAGGGCTCCTCTATTGTTTCTAATTATTGCCATATTCTAATTATATTACATAATTTACTGTTACTGGTATAGTTTGCGAACCACCCGTTTCGTTACCATATACAGTTATTGTTGTTTTAACTGTAGATGTTAATGATGGGTTTGGAATAAACTTGAATGTTAATCCTTTTGCAATTGCTGCTGTTGCTGATACATCTGCTCCTATGAAAACAGGAACACTACCAACGGCTGCAGTCAATCCTTCACCAATTATATCACCTGCGTTTTTGTTTGCTAGTACAATGGTATAACCATTACTTCTATTTCCTGCAGGAGATGTAGTTGGTGATAATGCAACTTCACCACTTTTTTGATTTACATTTATATTAGGAACACCAAATTCAACAACAGGAATTCTAGTTGTTGATTTCGGAAGACTTACTAATTTGTATTTCATAACCTGTGTTTCATCTGGATAAGCTTCCAAAACAGGCATATTTTTAATTGCTGCATCGTAGTATGCGGATCCTAATGGATGTGCAGACTCGTATAAAGAATAATCAATTTCATCATCTGCCAAAGCAAACTGTGTTACGTTTATTCCTAATCCTGCTGCTAACTTTTCCCTACCTTTTTTTGTAAGGATTGCATCTACTGTAAGTTCATTATTACTTAAATATCCCATAATGTATATATATTAATCGTTTGATAATAAATATCACTTTCTAAAAAATTTACGATCCTACTTCCAAAATAGGTTCTGCGGAACTTCTACCAGCCTTATTAACAACCAACGTATTAGGGTTAGTTGCAAATGTTTCAACAGGAGCCGAACCATCAATAGTTGTTGCTGCTATGTTTTTACTACCTTTGAAGAAAGAATTATCTAATCCTCTTGTAGTATCCTTCGTATATCTATGATGTACTCTTAAATATCCTTTAATTGGTGTTACGGATATTATAGAACCGGTAACTGCAGGTAATTCGGAAGGTAATCCATTTGAACCCGTAAATGGTTGTAAATTTAATTTAGTTTCAATTACAATTGAAGATGTAACTTCCGTCCCACCTCTAGGATCTCCCGTACCATCTGGAAGTAATACTTTGAATTTTGAAGTTGTTATAGTTTTTTCTTCTTTTACCAAACATGCTCTTACTCTTTTCTTTTTTATAACATTATCTTTATCAAAATAAGTTTGAACAGCAAATCCACCACTTTCAGCATATAATCCAAATCCAATTCGTTCATAATCATCCATACCAACTATTGTTGTAAAAGTTTCGGGCTTTTCCAATAGGGTTCTTCTTTCCAATCCAGTTCCTATGGTTGCACTATATCCTAAATTTTCTGATGAAACTACTAAATCATCTTGTGTATAAATTATTGTTTCAAAAGAAGCGTTTTCTG